ATGCTGATGCGGTTGAGGGTGAAACATTTCACATCAATGATCTAGTACAAGAAGGAGAAGCGGATGATTAAAAACCAATTAATTTATGTAGCGCATCCATTTGGTGGAGATAAAGCTAATAAGTATTCCATTGATACAATCATGGAAAACTTAGTAATGCTAGATAAGAACAATACATATCTATCACCTCTTCATAATTTCAGTATGTTGTATTTTGAAACGCAGTATTCAAAAGGCTTAAAAATATGTTTGGACATGCTAAATAAATGTGATGCATTAGTATTATGTGGTGAATGGGAAACATCTAAAGGATGTATTGGGGAATGGTCATTTGCAATAGCTAAAGGGATGCCAATATATACATGGAAAGAATGGACCGATAAATTAAAGGAACAGGGAGATAATAGCCGATGACAGGAAGGGAATATTTAAATCAGATACGTGATACTGATTTGAATATCAAATGTAAGGAAAGAGAAGTGTTAAGGCTGCAACAAGATATAATGCATCTGCAAGCAATTGACTATAGCAAAGACATTATAAGCGGAGGGCAACCGATTACCTTTGAAGATAAGATAGCAAACATTGATGCACTATCAAATGAACTAATGAGGGAATGGAGTGGGTACCTAAGGGAAAGAGAAAGAGCGAGATTTCTTATTAATGCAATACCTAGTGCCAAGCAAAAAACGGTACTGATTGATAGATACATTAATGGATACACATGGGAAAAGGTAGCAGAATTAATAGGCTGCTCGGTGCAAAACCTTCACAATCTGCATAAGCGAGCAATTAGGAATTTTGAAGAAATTTTTAAAAAGGTTGATAGTATTTGACTATCACTTTATGGGATACTATACGTGGGCATGGATGAAGAGAACACTTTCAACAAGCCTCCTAGAAAAACTACACACTATTAAGGACTACATCATACACAGGTCGCACAACACAGTATGATGCGGTCCTTTTTAGTTTATAAGGGGTATTTGATGAAACATAAAAGAATTACATCCAAGAAAACAATACAAGAAGTTCGCAAGCCATATTGTGAAATATGTGGGCAAAGAACGAATATAGAACCACATCATATTAATACACGTGGAAGCGGTGGCGGAGATATTAAGGAGAACTTAATACAACTCTGTACACAATGCCATATCAATACACACAGTGGACAATATCCAACCAAAGATGATTGCTTAAATAAAGTAGCAGAGCGTGAAGGCATTACATATGATGAAGTATATGCAATTAATCGTAGAGCAATGGGATATGATGTATGACTAGAATATATTGTAACAGAGACAGATGCCTTAATAATAAATATGGCATCTGCACTGCAGATACAATTGAATATGAAGGGATATGTCAAAGCTACATTACAACTAATGATGCAAGAAAAACTAATTGCGGATTATGTAGAAGAACACATGGAAAGTTAAAGCGTAATAGCAATAGGGTATTAAAGTAGAGGTGATGCAATGCTAAAAGCATGTAGCTATTGTGGAGGAATACATGAAGGAGATTGTCCACATAAACCCAAGCGCAACTACAAGCAGGAGCATGCAAATGCATCTGATAGCAGGAAGAAAGAACGGAAGTTCAGAAGCAGTATTGAATGGCAAGACTGCAGAAGAAATATATTAGATCGTGATAAGCATCTATGTAGATTATGCTTGCACGAAGATAATTATATTAGTGTAGGGCAACGCTTAGATGTACATCACATTGAGCCATTACATGAAGCATGGAAGAAACGTACTGATGAAAAGAACTTGATTACATTATGCAAGATGCATCACTACAAAGCAGACCATGGAGAATATAAGAGGGAGTACTTGAAAAAAATAATTAGTACCCCCCCTACCATAAAATAAATTTTTTGCAAAAAAGTCCAAGACCGTACTGCTCACCACAATTTACACAATTTTCCCTAATGGGACATGCGTGCGCACGTGAATATATATTTATTTATATAGGGACTATACAAGGATGCTGCAAGGCAGAGGAAAGGAGGTGGACACATGAGAAAAGCTGTATCAGCAAGGACTACAAAGAAGCACTTAACAAAGGCAGAAAAAGAAAAACGTATTGCTGTAGAAAATGCGTTTATTGATGATGCGGAAATAGAACCGCCAAGCTATCTAACAAAAACACAACTAGAAGCATTTCACTTTATTGTTGATGCATTAAGGCAAGCTAAAGTATTAAGTAGATTAGATACACAAACAATCATTCAAGCGAGCGTGGCTATTGATATGTTACACACTGCAAATAAGCGTGTGGCCAAAAGGCCAACACTTGCAATTGATAGAGAATTTGTAGCAACACAAGAGAAGCTGGTGAGGACATATTTAAAATTATGTGATGAATTGTGTCTATCTCCACAATCTAGGGCAAAGCTTGGAGTGCTTGTAGCTAATCAAAAAGAAGAGGAACAAGATCCATTGCTTAATGTACTGCAAGGGGGTGTATTGAGTGGATAAAAAACATCCTGCCTATCAGTACGCAATGGAAGTTGCAAAAGGTACTATCAATGCACCAAAGTATGTAAAATTACAGGTTAAAGAGTTTTTAAATATTGCAAATAATAAGGATAGACAGTACATTATTGATGATAATAAGGTACGAACTATTGGGGAATTGCTGAAATTATTAATAATGCCTAAAGGTTTAAAGGCAAATATCACAGTATATGATGCTATGGCAGGGTTCCAATGGTTCTTTATAACTGCAATATTATGTACAGTTGAACGTAACAATAAAGACAAAAGACGATATGAAAACGCAATACTTGAGATATGCAGAAAGAATGGCAAGACATTTATAATTGCTATTCTTTTTATTTTGCTGTTTTTCATGGAGCCTAAGTTTTCTAAGTTCTATTCTGTAGCGCCAGACGGTTCATTATCACGTGAGATTAAAACCGCTATAGAAGAAATATTGCGTAGCAGTCCTGCCATGTTAGGGAAGATGAATGGTAAGGAAAAATTTAAAATGTTACGTGATTATATACACTGCAACATTACGGATAATAGATATATTCCGCTTAACTATTCAACAGGGCGCCTTGACGGTAAATTGCCTAGTGTATTTCTTGTAGATGAAACAGGTGCATTGCCTAATACCTATGCTATTGAAGCCATGAGGTCAGGGCAGTTGACGATACTCAACAAGCTAGGCTTCATCATTTCAACTAAATATCCTACACTTAACAATCCATTTGAAGATGAAGTGGACTATGCAAAGCGTGTATTGAATGGTGCAGTAGATGATGATAAGGTATTCGCCTTGTTATATGAACCAGATGATACAAAAGGCTGGGCAACGAACGATGAAGTACTGGAACAAAGTAACCCACTAGCTATTGAAATGGAAGAAATCATGGATGACTTGAAATCGAAAAGGCAAGTAGCTATAGAGATTGAAAGTAAGCGTGAGAACTTCATAACAAAGCATTGCAATATCATTTATAGCGGTGCTGGTAGTGAAAGTTTTGTGAATATTGCGGACTTACAAAAAGGTGCAGTAGATCATATTGATTGGAATGGACGTGAAGTATTCCTTGGTGTTGACTTAGCCTTATCTACAGATAACTGTGCTGTAGATATGGTTGCATATGACGAGGATGAGGGCAAAGTATATTGGGATGCAAGGGCGTTTATTCCAGAAGATAGGGTGGACGAAAAATCAAAGCTAGAACGCATTCCGTATCGTGATTTTATTAATGCTTGCTATTGCATTGCGTGTGGCAATCGTACTGTAGATTATGGGGCAATCGAACGCTACATAATGCAAATAGAAGCTAAATATGGGGTTACTGTAATGGGTATTGGCTATGATAGGTGGAATGCCTTATCGACCGCTCAAAAGTTAGAAGATGTTGGATATACGATGGTTGAGATTAAACAACATTCAAGCGTATTACATCCAGCGACTAAGTGGCTTGCAGAATTAGTGGCCGATGGCAATCTTGTTTATGAAAAAGGCAATAAATTACTAGAAATCAACTTTGAAAACTCACGATGTGTGTATGATACCAATATGAATAGGTATGTAAACAAGAAAAAATCGAGGGGCAAAGTTGATATGGTAGTAGCTGGTATCAATGCAATGTGCTTGTTGCATCAAAATTATATGCTTAATAGTACCCTTGATTGGGTAGTGCAAATGTAGAAAGGGGGTGAAATATTGGGATTAATTAAAAATATCTTTGGTTTAGAGGTGCGTGAAGAGTCTGTAGTGAATGAAAATTCTTTCATTGATACGGCTGATGATGTAGATTTAGGACTTCCTAGCTTCGATGCATCAACACGAGTAACAAGACAACAAGCATTAAGCGTGCCAGCAGTAGCAAGTGCGTTATTTTTAATTAGTGGTATTATTGCTGGTATTCCTATCAAGTTATACAAACGAGATGGCAATACTATTACAGAAATCACGGACGATGAACGTACAAAGCTATTGAATGTAGAAACAAATTCAACACTAGGTGCGTTTGAAACAAAGCAAGCCATGATTAATGATCTAATCATGGAAGGTGCTTGCTATTGTTATATTGGTAAGAATGGGAACAATGCAGAGTCGTTACAATACTTGCCTAAATATCGTGTAAGCGTGCTTGATAATGGCAAACTAATTGATAGGACTGTACTATTCCTAGTAGATGGTAGCTACTATGATAACTTTAATATCATGCGTGCGGTTAGAAATAGCAACGATGGGGTGCATGGTAGAGGGTTATTAGACGATAACGCTACACAAATTTCTAGTATGTACAATGCACTTGTATATGAAAATGGTGTAATCAGTAAGGGTGTGCGTAAAGGCTTCCTTAAATCTGAGGGGAGATTGACGGTCAAAGCACTTGAAGCACTCAAAAAAGCATGGCGAATGATGACGGCTAAACTAGGCACTAGTGATGTAATTGTACTTAATAAGGGCATTACATTTGAAAGTGCTGATAGTACAGCCGTAGAAAACCAACTCAACGAAAGTAAACAGACAAACGCTGACTTAATTTATAAATTGTTTGGTTTTACTGACAAAACATTTACAGATGAGAAAGCATTTAATATTTTTGTTAAAACTACGATTATGCCAATCGTAAATTGCTTTGTTGAAGCTATCAATCGTTCAATGCTGCTTGAAGCTGAAAAAGGAAATCTGTATTTTAGCTTAGATATGAATGATCTATTGAAAGCAGATATGCTTACACGTTTTAATGCTTATAAAACTGCATTGGATAGCAACTGGATTAACGTTGATGAAATTCGTCAGCGTGAAGATTTATCTCCTATGGGTATAGACTTCGTAAGTATGAACCTTGCGAACGTGTTCTATTATCCACAAACGAAGAAAGTGTATACACCAAATACTGGTGTACTTGGTGATTTAACTACACTAAAATCAACGAAAGGGGGTGAAAATAATGAAAATTGAAGTCCGTAATGGTGCAGTTACGATTGAAGGCTATGTGAATGTTACAGAACGTTTGAGCAAGCCTATTCGTGATGTAAGGGGTAATTTTTTAGAAAAAGTACAAAGTGGTGCGTTCAATTCTGCATTACAACGCAATAATAATGTAGAATTACGCTTCAACCACCGCAGAAAATTGGGAGACCAACAAGACGGCTCGCTTGAATTAAGAGAAGATAGCATTGGCTTATATGCAAAAGCTATCGTATCTGATGCGGAAGTAGTACAACTTGCAGAAAATAGACAGCTTAAAGGCTGGTCTTTTGGTTTTAGAAAACTAGAAGATGAGTGGGATAAACAGGAAAACATGCCTGAAATTCGCACGTTAAAAGCTATTGATGTAAGTGAAGTTAGTATTTTATCGGTGAACCCTGCATATATTGCAACATCTATTAATGTACGAGCAGATGAAGGTGAAGATTTACTTGAGTGTAGATCTAATGAAACTGCAACAGGCACATTGGAATATGATATTGAAGAACGTAAGACTGATGATGATGAAGAAACCAGCAATCAGAAATATCATGACATTTTAAACAAATTAAATGCTTAGCATCCACCATATGTGGGTGCTTTTTTAATGCAAAGAAAAGAGGATAGCATGAATTTAAAAAAACTTATTGAAAAACGTAATAGTTTGGTTGAAAAAATGAACAACCTTGTTAAAGCAGCGGATGAAGAAACTCGTGCATTGAACGAAGAAGAAACATCTAAATTTGAAGAACTTCGTAAAGAAGTAGCTGGTATTGACCGTACATTGGAACTTGCAAAAGAAGAACGTTCCATGATGTCTGTATCTAATGAAGAAGACCCTGTTAAAGCTGACGAAAAAGCAATGGCAAAAGCTGAAGAACGTGCATTTGCTAACTTCTTGCGTAATGGTGAAACTACATTCACAGATACTGAAACACGTGCAGATGTAAACCTTACTAAAGGTGATAATGGTGTAGTAATTCCATCCACAATCGCAGAACGTATCATTGGTACTGTTAAACGTATTGCACCAATCATTGAAAATTCTGACTTCTACGATGTAAAAGGTGATTTGGTATTCGCAGTTGAAGATGAGTCTACAAATAAAACTACTTGTGCATATGTTGGTGAATTCCAAGAACTTGAAAGCACTAGCGGTAAATTCAAATCTGTTACATTAAAAGGCAATGTAGTAGGTGTATTGACTAAAGTATCCAAATCCTTAATCAATAACGCTGGCTTTGATATTGTAAACTACGTTGTAACTAAAGTGGCAGAAGCTATTGTAGTATTCTTAGAAAATGAAATGATTAATGGTACCGCTAAAATTCAAGGTTTGTTACAAGCTAAAAACATCGTTACTGCTGGTAGTGCAACTGCAATTACTGCTGATGACTTGATTGAGCTTCAATTTAAAGTACCGCAAGCATATCGTGGTAATGGTGTATTCATCATGAACCCTGAAACATTCAAAGCATGTGCTAAATTGAAAAACGCACAAGGCGAATACTTGCTCAATAAAGACCTTACAAATGGTTATGGCTATACATTGTTAGGCCGTCCTGTTTACGAGTCTGACAATATGCCTAAAATTGCCACTAAAGCTAAAGTTGCAATCTATGCAGACCTTAAAGGTTATGCTACAAAAATCAGCGGTGAAAACTCTGAAATTTCTGTATTGCAAGAACGCTTCTATACTCAATACGCAGTTGGTGTAGCTGGTTATGTTGAAGTTGACGGCAAAATTGTTGATGAACAACGTATTGCTACATTAGCAATGGCTTAATAGTCATGAAGTACAAGGTGTTAGTTGGTTATAGTGGGGTAGTATCTGCCCCACTTGATAGCATTGTTGAGTATACAGACGAGGTAATCATCAATGATCTATTGCAAGCTGGTTACATTGAACCTGTGAAACAAGCTAAAACCAAAAGCAAAAAGGCTGAAACAGAGGAGTAAACATGAAAGTTAGTGAGTTAAATCTTGATATTGTATCGAACTATATTCGTGTTGATGTTACGGCCGATACTAAACCTATCTTAGACATGGTATTATCCGCAGCAATTTCCTATTGTATGACATATATGGGGATAGCTGATAAGACTACACTTGATGATTATGAAGATATGCCTATTGCCGTATTGAGTTTGTGCGGTGAATTTTACGATAATCGTACATTTACGGCCGTTGAAAATGCGGTGGTAAACCCTACGGCACAAGCTATCTTAGATAAGTATTCAATGAACTTATTATAGGTGAAATTATGTATAGAAAAGGTAGATTAAGCACTCTATTACAACATCAAGCAGAAATTCACGCTAACAGAAAATCAACTACTATGAATGAATTAGGTCAATATCCTATTGTTGATACAGTTATTGGAAATATGCATTGTGGTGTCATTCCACAGACTGGCGGTCTATTAAGTGGGAGGACGGCAGAAACTACACTTGCTAGAACTACACATAAGGTAGTGTGTAGGTATCGTAACGATATTGAACCAGATATGTGGCTAATTATTGAGGGGCAGAAATATAACATCTTGTATGTTATGGATCCATACCTTAATAAAGAGCGACTAGAAATATTTACAGAGGTTGTAATCTAATGGGCATTGATATTGAAGCAGAAGGTTTAAGTGAGTTTTCTCAAGAGTTGCTAGATTTAGCGACTAAAGACTTTCCAAAAGATACAAAGAATTTTCTTCAACGTGCTGGCAATAAGCTAAAAGCTAATGCCAAAAACAACTATAAAAGCGGTACTACGCAAGGCACTAAGAACCTTATCAAAGGCCTTAAACGTGATAGAGCGTATAAGTATGGTAAGGATGAGTGGCAAGTAAGGGTTAAGAATACCGCACCGCACGCATGGTTAGTTGAACACGGCCATGTGATGTTAGGTCATGCTGCACAAGGTAAACCTAAATTAATAGTTGGTAACACAGGGGAAGCCTTTGTAAGAGGGAAGAATGTAATGGGTAAAACCGCAAAAGCCTTTCCGTCAGAATATCAAGGGTTAGCGGAAGAATTTATTGATAAGATGCTTAATGAAAAAGGTTTAGGCTAGTGATAACTGCAGTTGAAATAGTAAAAGCATTAACAGTAAAGTGCAGAGAATTGCTTCAATGTGATGTTAATGATAGAGATATTTCAGAGGGATTTACTAGACCATCATTTTTTATCGAGGTAGTAGACTTCAACAATGAAGATATAGGCGAAATCATAAGAGGTGATACGCTTAATATCTATATTTACTACTTCAATGAAAAGCGTGAAATTGGTTATCTTAACTTACTCAAAGCAAGGGAAAGTTTGCGTGAGATGTTAGCAATGCCTGTTAGCGTAGCTGATGGATTTAGTATCACGGCATCTGATATAGTCGAAACAATCAATAAGGCTGATATGTCATATATCACTAACTTTGATGTAACGATCTATCAAAACAGACCAGAAGCAGATGCACCTTATATGGAAGAGTTGTCAGTCAACGGAGAGTTGCAAAAGTCAACAGAAGAATAGGTATAGCACCCACTATGTATGGGTGCTATTTTTAATGGGTAAAGGAGCATAACATGGCGATTGGCTTACCAAATATTGATATTGTCTTTTTACAAAAGGCAGTATCTGCGGTATTACGTTCCGAACGTGGTACTGCATTAGTTATCGTTAAAGACGATAAACAAACTACTATTGGTTATGATATATTCAAATTTGAAGCAGATATTACCGATAAAAAATACAATGCCGATACAATTAAATTGTTGAAGCGTTGCTTCTATGTGAACGTAAACAAAGTAGTAGTGTTACACGTTCCGACAAGAACAACTGCATTTGCAGATATTAAACAAGTATTAGACCGCATTAAATACAACTGGGCATGTACTACTGTAGCAGAATGGCAAACAGATTTAGTGTCTTACACTAAAAGCCGTAATGTCATTTCTAAAGGCCGTAAAGTTAAATGTGTAGTTGCTAATGTAGCGGTAGCAGATGATAAACACGTTGTAAACATGAAAGGTAATTTTGTACATGAAGCTGATGCGGAAGCTGGCACTAATGTAAAAATGACTGATTACTTACCACGTATTACATCTATTTTGGCTAACTTACCAATGAATAGAAGTATCACATACTATGAATTGGAAGATTTAGATTATGTGGATAACTCTTATGTTACTGCAGAAAAAGATGTAAACAAATGGACTGATGAAGGCTGGTTACTACTCATTAATGATGATGAAGATAATGTAGTGCGTGTGGGCCGTGGTGTTAATACATTAACTACATTCACATCTACTGATACAGAAGACATGCGTAAAATCATCATTGTTGAAAGCATGGACTTAATTCAAGAGGATTTGTATTCCACGTTTAAGAAATACTACGTTGGTAAATATAAAAATCACTTGGATAACCAATACTTGTTTATTTCTTCCGTAAACTCTTATTTCAAATCTTTAACTAAAGTAGTTAATGGTGAAATTCTAGATCCAGAGTATGATAATCATGCTTATGTTGATGTTGAAAATCAACGTCAGGCTTGGCTATCTGTAGGTAAAACAGAAGCAGAGGACTGGGATGAAGATAAGGTTAAAAAAATGTCTTTCAAATCTACAGTGTTCATTGCTGCTAAAGTTAAAATTCTTGATGCTATGGAAGATTTGTCCTTCCAAATTACTATGGAATAAGGGGGTAAAATATGGCAAGTAAAGATATTCATAATCAAATCTTACGTGGCCAATTCGGTAAGGTATGGATTGATGGCGAATTGTATGCAAATGTTAAATCTTTTGAAGCTAAAATCTCCCTTAAATATGAAGCGGTAGATATTAATGGCGAAATGGGTGTACATCAACGCTTGGTAGGTTTTGAGGGGGCTGGGACATTAGTACTCCACAAAATCGACAGCCGTGTAGCACAAAAGATTGCTGGTAAAATCAAAAATGGTAGTGTACCAGATATTAAAATTGTATCTAAATTAACAGACCCAGATGTAAATGGTGCTGAACGTATTGAATTAACTGGTGTTACTTTAGACGAATTAACACATGGTTTTGAAAACAAAAAGGTACAAGAAGAAAGCTATCCTTTCAAATTTGCTGATTACAACTATTTGGATTTAATTCTTTAATATATGGGCGGTGCTTAATGCATCGCCTTTCCTTTTAATGTGAGGTGGATAATATATGGCTAAATTACAACTTGAAGATTTGCTTAACCGCAATATGCAAGAGGGCTTTCAATCTAAAGATGTATATGTAAAAGGTTTAGGTGGTGAGTTGACTGTAATTCATCAACCACTACCAACAGTATTGCGTATTATGGACGATATTAAGCAAGATGCAACGCTATCCACGGTGATGGATGCGATGGTACAACTCATCTATGCTTGCGTTCCTTTGTTTAAGAATAAAGAATTACAAGCGAAATATGAATGTGCAGAACCTACTGATGTAGTATACAAAGTCTTAAACGATAGCGTAGAAGATATTACTGCATTAGGTGAAGCTATCTTGGGTATGTATGGTATTTCTAATCCAGTTGAAGATGTAAAAAAGCAATAAGGGCGGACAGGGAACTGACTATGTTCCGCTATTATATGCAAAAAGGCCATACGTTATCCTCGTTACTTGCATTAGATCCATTAGAACGCACTTTTTATAGTGCGTGTTTTGAATTGGATATGGAAGATTTAGAAAGGGGCAATAATGGCTAAAAGTATTAACGTATTACTTAGTCTTAAAGACCAATTCACCGCTCCTATGAAAAAGGCTGGGGATAGTGCGAAAGACACAGAACGCAAGATGGTAGCCATGAAGAATAAGTTAAGTAATTTTGGCAACGGAATTAATAACAAATTCTTAGGCATTGCTGGTAGCATCGGTAAAATGGGGTTGGCAATGTCAGGCTTGGGTGCGTTCGCTAGTGTTGGTGCTATTGTTGAGTATGGTAAAAAGGCACTAGAAACGGCTAAAAGTGCAGAGTTATCTCAAACATTATTGCGTAATAGCTTGGCTAATAACAATTCATTGTATGATAAATCTGCACAGTCGCTAGATGCTGCACAAAAACAATTAAATGAGTATGCATCTAAATGGGGTCAAGTAGGGGTTATCTCTGCTGGTACTATTCGTGCTGGGTATCAAGAGTTGAATAAATGGAATGTTCCTGTTGATAAGGTAGATGGATTATCTGAAGCCTTAACTAATTTAGTTGCTGGTAAATTTGGTATCAATGCTACGGCAGAAGATGCACAGTTAGCTTCGCAAGCGATTGGCAGAGCGTTCAATGGAGATGTAGCTGGCTTGACTAAGATGAAGATACCTTTAACAGAAGCACAAAAGCTAATCATCAAAAATGGTACAGAAGCAGAACGCTTGGCAACTATCAATGAAATAGTCAATGGTACATTCTCTAAACAGAATGAAATACTAGCTAATACACCAGATGGACAACTCAAACGCATGAAGAACCAACAGGCAGCATTAATGGCTACGATTGGTAAAGGTCTATTGCCTATGCAAAAGGCTTTTATTGATATGGTTAGCACTATCATGCCTGTAGTTGCACCTGTTATTCAAGATATATTTGGACTGTTTAGTGGTGCATTTACATGGATAGCACAGGTTATCACAGAAAACAAAGAAACAATTAAGACAAATCTAACAGAAGGTATGAACGTAGTGAAAAGCGTTCTATCCACTTTAGGTAGTGCTATTAAGTGGTGTGTTGATAATCTTGGGTTCTTAGTACCTGTTCTTAAAGTAGTTGTAGCTGGGTTTGTTGCTTTTAATGTAATATCTAGCATCTTACCTATATTGTTATCTATATTCAGTGGCTTTATGACTGTAGTAAAAATTGTAAGAGTATTGAATATGCTAATGATTGCAAATCCTATGGTGTTTGCATTATATGCTGTGATAGCTGCCATTGCATTATTGATCTATAACTGGGATACAGTAAAAGAGGTGGCTATAGGTGTATGGGATGCTATTTCAAGTTATGCTTCCGAATTGTGGGAAAACCTAGTGAGTGGATGTACTGAATTTGTAAATGGTGTTATAGAAGTGGTTACACCTATCTATAACCGATTTATGGAGATTATGAGCCCTATACTTGTTGGTGTTATGCAAATCTTCAACGGTATTATTGATTTCATTGTAGGTGTATTCACTGGTAATTGGGATATGGCCTTTAGTGGGTTAGTCCAAATCTTTAACGGATACTTTGGAATTATCAAATCTATTGCAGAAGATGTACTTGGTTGGGTTCAAGATAAATTACAATGGGCTGGTGAGAAAATCGACTCTATCAAAGAGGGCGGAGCATGGCTATATAACAATACTATAGGTCGTGTAACTGGTGAACATAATGCAACTGGTACAGAGTACTGGAAAGGTGGAGCGACATATGTCAACGAAAATCAACGTGGCGAAATTATCAATCTACCGAATGGATCACAAGTAATTCCACACGATGAAAGCATGAAACAATTAGCAAATAATCGTGGTAATGTAACAGTCAATGTAACAGTACAAGGTAACGTGATTGGTAATGAAGATTTCATGGATGCGTGCGGTAGACACGTTACAGATAAAGTAATGTTAGCGATGGGTAATATGTAGGGGGTGTGAAATGAGCTTTCAAGATAACGCTAAAAGCGTAATGAAGCAACGCTTAATGACGAAACAAGCGGACTTGCAAAAGTTAGCGGTAACTCGTGCTACAAAGTTTGCTGATAAAATTTCACATGGTCTAGTCGGTAAGATTTTAGATTATGCCGAACGAAAACCAACTACAGATATTGTATTTCACTCTGAATTAACAGATGAATACATTACATTGCCTGTAGTACCTAACCCTTTACCTACGATTAGTGAGCCACAATCTAATGAAACCTTTAATGGTCTTAGGGGTGATATTAAACTCATAGGGCCTTTAGGGTTACGAACGCTAACACTAGATAATATCTTGTTACCGATTAATAAAGATTACTCATTTATTCGTGGTAATGGTAGTGATGGTTTACAATGCTTGCAATTCTTTCAAGCACAACGGCAGATGAAAGCCGTGATGCGGATATGTATTATTCAATCTGATGGTAATGAAATCCTTAACATGCCATGTGTCATTAATGATCTATCATACACATATGATAAGGTTGGCGATATTAAGGCAACAATAGGCATTGAAGAGTATGTATATACTAATACATCAACTACAGCCCAATCTTCGACTGGTGGCGAAAATAAGGCTACAGATACAAAAACTACTGATAGTAAGGCGGTTAAGAAATGAAGTTACAGTATACAAACACAACTAAAGATAAAGATGGTAAAGATGTTACTGAAACACGTGAAATTACCGCCTACACAAATAACTATCAAAGGTCGGATGGTATTGATACATTAGGTCAAGAATTTACCTTTGATTTAGCAGATAACCCTTTTGATTTTAATCTTATGGGTACACGGCTTGCGATTGGTGGCAAGATTGAGTTTAGCAACCAACTAAGCAACAATAACAAGAGTGCTACAACGCAATTGAACGAAGAGCAACAAGAACAAGTTATATTTCAAGGCATCGTGGTAGCAGAGAAACAGAGTGGTGCTAATAAATATAGTTACACTTGCTTTGACTACTGCTTTTATCTCAACAAGTCAGAGATAGAAATTCAATTCAATGGTGTTAGTGGCCTTGAAGCTATCAAGAAAGTGTGTAGTGAAAACAATGTTCCATTGGGTAATGTGGCTGACATTAAGACTAATATCAAAAAGATATATCAAGGTGAAACAGTATCAGACGTTATTAAGGATATTATCAAGCAAGCCACAGAGGAAACAGGCTATAAGTACCGCTTAGAATACCGAGATGGCAAGGTACACGTTGAGGACTACAAAGATTTAGTGCTAGATAAGGTTATCACTCAACCTATCAATAATTACTCAAGAGATTTAAGCATGGAAGATATGCGTAATAGCATTGTGGCTATATCTCAAAAAGAAAAGAGTACATCAGTTAAGTCCACTATTCAAGATGATGAAAGCATCAAGAAATATGGCTTAATCAAGAAGATTGTTAAGGTTGATGATAAGAAGCAAGCACAGACCGCTCAAATTGCTAAAAAGACAATTCAAGATACTAATAAGGTAGCTGAAAAGTTAAACCTAACATTATTAGGTGATGATACAGTAAGGAGTGGTCGCATTATTATAATTGATGATTACACAGTAGACATACACGATAAATTCATAGTAGAAAACTGCAAACATAATTATGGAGTTAACCATACTATGACATTAGATCTAAAACGTGTAACTAAAGAACTTGATACAAGCAAGTATAAAACAAGTACTACTACAACTGTTACACCTAATGCAACGAATAGTACTGCTAATGCTACACAAGTAGATGCTGGCATGAACGCACTCAACGGATATGAAAGCGTATATCGTGATAATGGGTGCGTAGATGTGGCAGTTAAGGCTGGTTCATATTACAGTCCATTCTTAAAGCAACAGGCGGACATGGGGGTTGCTGATGTACCTACATTAGTTGGTAATGCACAAAATGCTGGCTATAAAGTAGAAGCCTTTGACGGCTATGCTAAGAAAGGCGATATTCTTGTATATGGTAATAATCAACACGTTATTATTTCCGATGGTGCTGGCGGTGGTTTTGGTAACAGTAGCAGTAAAGGTCATGCTATGTTCTACTCTGATGCCAATAACGCATGGCACACGAACGAAGCACCATCTAAAGTAATTAGAATGTCATAGGGGGATATATGGAGGAGTGGCACAGTCAAATGGCATCGATGTTCAAAGAACGTACCAACCCTATACGGATAGGTGCTTGTCTTGGCGAGGTTATCAGTACTTCACCATGGAAAGTAGCTATCAGAGATGGTAAGTTTACGATAGATGCATCTAATGGTTATGTATGCTTTCAATTAATTCACCATATCACTACATACTCTTATAGACATAGTGGACAAATGACACATAAAGGGTGTCCAGCTGGCCCTAAATCTGATTACGATGCACAGGGTGAGGGTAAGATAGTGCTTAATGAATTATGGAAAGCTGGCGATAAAGTACTTGTTATTCCAGATGAAAACGAACAACATTTCTTTATCGTGGATATAGTTAAGGAAGGTGTGTAATGTTTCCTACAGATTACAACTTCACTAATTCCATTCAATCTACTAAAACGGCTACAAACGCACAACATAAGGTGGGGCGGTCATTTAAATTCGACTATAAAACACATCGTTTTGTATTTGAAGATGGTCGCAATGTAGAAGATACGCAGATTGAAGCAATTAAACAATGGATTGAGTTATTTATTCGTACTGAAATGAAGAAATACTTAATCTATAGTGATAGCTTTGGGTTAGATCTAACTAAGCTATTAGGGTACAGATTGCCACGAGCATATAAAGTATCTGAAATAAAAAGAAGAATAACCGAGGGTATCATGAACAAAGTACCATGCGTTGTAGTTGTCAAAGATTGGCAATTCAATGCTGGTATTTTTTATTTCACAGTAGTTACTAATACAGGGGAAGAGGTGAAGATAGAACATGAATTCGAATTATAGTGTTGATAGCATCCATAATACGATGCTTGAAAACATTGACGATGCGTATCAGAAAACCGAAGGCTTTCCAACGTATGATATAACGAGAGGTGAAGCGTTTGCTTTGCTTGAACTGTGGAAAAAAGCGGAAGAAATCGAACGCAAGCAAAATGTGGATAATTTAACAGGCGATGAACTAACAAGGGTAGTATTCCAACGCAAAGGAACACAAAGAAAGTTAGCAACTAAGGCAGTATGTAACCTACGTATTGTTGATGGTAATGGAACTATCCATGAGGGCGATTTATTCGAAAGCGAAAGCGGTATTCAATATGAGTCGCTAGAAAACAAAGATGTGGAAGATAACTCTATCATCAAAATTAGATGCACTAGAGCTGGTGCAGTTGGTAATGTTCCTAAAGGCACAATAACACAAATGCCTATTACTATTGCTGGTATCAACGCAGTCATTAATGATGATGCGGCCAAAGGTGGCGAAGATGAAGAAAAGGACAATGACTTACGTGAACGCTACTATGAGGAATTAAGAGAACCAGCTACAAGCGGTAACGATTACCACTATAAACAATGGGCAAAAGAGGTAGAAGGTGTTGGTGAAGCTCATGTCATAGGCTTATGGAATGGCAATAATACTGTTAAGGTAGTCATCATAAACTCTGATAGAAAGGCAGCAAGTACCGATTTAGTGAAGCGTGTACAAGATTACATAGACCCAGATAGTAAAGGTGTAGGCGATGGACAAGCACCTATAGGGGCACATTGTACTGTAGTTAGTGCAACAGAAGTACCTATCAACATTGATGTTAGAGGTGTACAACATAGCACAACGACAACTAAATCAAGCATTACATCTAATATTACAGAAGCGGTTACAGCCTATTTAAAGAGGATAGCCTTTAAACAAGACTATGTATCGGTAGCACAAATAAGCAACATTATCATTGATAGTGCTGGGGTTACTGATTATGAAAGCGTTACTGTAAATAATAGTACTAGCAAAATCAATCTGACTAATGAACAAGTTGCCGTATTGGGTACAGTTAGCGTGGCTTTAAATGACTAATACAGATTTTAAAGAGTATGCACTAAAAGCCATTAATAAGATGTATCGTAATGATCCATGGATTAGAGAATTATATCAAGCTGCAGGATTGCAATTACAAGATATAGATGAACTACTAGATGTGTTACTAGATAATGGCTTCTTTGATGCGGTAGGCGAACGTGGTTTAAAGGTTTACGAAAAGGATTTAGGCATCAATGGTGAGGGTTCAGTTGAACAACGAAGAGCCATAGTGCAAATGCTATGGAACAATAACGGCAAATGTACACTAGATAAAATCAAGGCTATTGTTAAAACATTCGTCCTAGATGATGTAGATGTATTGTTTGAAGATGGTGTACTAAAGCTAGAATTTAATAACTCCAGTTTTGTGTATGCTATTCCTCAAATCCGTAAAAACCTAACTGTGGTTAAACCATCACACATTGGACTTAGTATCAATGATGTTCATAGCGTTGATACAGAATTATACGCTGGCGGTATTGTTACCACGTTTGAAACAACAACTATTAATCCTATGGTTGGATTTAATTCAACGCTAGAAGATGCATCTATAGTGGCTGGTGTGTACATTACTAAAGCTAATGTAGTTAATTATATTAATTGTTAAGGGGGTATATAATGCCTAGTCAATATCCACAGAACGTGGTAACTAAAAATGGTTTGGCAATGATTGCCGAAAGCGTAGCAACACGAAAGAATTTAATTTTTACACGTGTTGTAGTTGGCGATGGAGATGCCACAGGCAGAAACTTCAATGAAATGACTGGTGTAATTTCACCTAAAATGGAGTTGCCTGTAACGAGTGGTGTCAATGAGGGCAACGGTCAATATTTAATTACTGCTACATTGTCCAATAACACTTTAAATGTAGGCTTCTTCCCTCGTGAAGTTGGACTATATGCAAAAGTAGATGGAAAAGCAGAAATGCTATATAGCTATACAAATGGTGGAAACAATGTAGGGTATGTTCCAGATAAAACAACACCAATTGATAGTGAAATATATAAAATTAGAACTGTAATCGGTAATGCTAAAAATATTACTGTTAATATGTCTGATAGTACATTTGTTACTAAAGGCGAATTAGACCGATATGTTGCTATTACTTCTGGTGTTTATGTTAAAGATGCGAATAAAACTAATACAGGATTATCACTAATCAAAGGGGATAACACTTCGAAGGTAATTGATTTTATTACAGCTAATTACAATGATAGCGATACAAATAAAGTGTTAAATCTTGGAACACTTAAAAGCTTGCTTGGGCAAGGTGCTATTGTTGCATCAAAATTAAATGGATATGACGGATTTGTAAAATTTGCGAATGGGTTCATTATGCAGTGGGGGTATTATAACAATGTTGCAACTGGCACGCAAATCAACTTCCCTATTGCGTTTACAACAAGTAATGTATCCGTAACAACGAATGGCAGGGAGAATAGTAACAGAAATGCTATTCAATATTTCTCTGTACATAGCGTTACAAATACTGGCTTCAAAGTATTATCTAAACGTTTCGATAATTCAATTACAAATGACTATGGTACATTTATTGCAATGGGTTATTAATAGGGGGAAAGTATGAACCAATATGTATTCGTATTAAATGAACAAGGTGAACGTATTACATCTTTTGTTGACAATATGATTAGCAAAGATGAATTACTAGATCATGCTAAACAAGAATGGCCAGATGCAGCAGATTATATTTACTCTGCAGACGGCGATAGTATGCTAGATGAATTTATGGCTGGCAAGTTTTATGTAAATGGTGAGTTTGTAACTCCACAACCAAAAGAACCAACTAAGGCCGAACAAATTGCAGAAATTAAAAATTACTATGATAAACGATTTGATGCACTTGATAAAGCAGTATTGCGTAGACGATTGGCTAATGCAGATATTAGTGATTTGCAAGCACAATATAAAACTTTACAAGCTGAAATGGTAACTAAAATTAAGGCGGTGAAATAATGGAAGAGATTAAAAGCAATGTACCTGTAATGCGTTTTTGTGAATATTGTTGGGCCACTTTAAATGAAAATGGAACTTGCCCTACAGAGGGTTGTATTCATAATGATCTAATGGATTTGGAAGAGGATGATGCGGATGTTACCAGTCCAACACAACTTTAATGTCATTAAAGGGGAAGCAATCACTCTAAATGTGGGATATACAAATGCAGTAGATAGTGAAAGCCTATTTGCATGTGTTAGAAAATATCCAACTGATGATGAGTATAAGACAAAGTTTGATGTTGCAGTATCACAAGAGGGGTTAGAAGGTGATGAGTTAAGTAAAATCATCTTAACATTGGATACAAACACATTGAACTATGGCAAGTACTATTGGGATTTATTCCTATGGAGTGGTGAAAAGCCTATTAAATGTCTGATAAAAGGTGAAATAACAATAGCTGAAGGCATCAGCAATAGGGGGAAATAATATGAGTGATGAAAATATTCATATAAAGTCTAATGATGATGATAAAATCATTGTCAAAGATAATACCCAAATCGTTAAACTGCAAGGTCCAAAAGGGGACCCTGGACTACAAGGACCACCTGGTCCTCCAGGTGAACCTGGTAAAAATGGAGTTGATGGTGTAAACGGAGAACAAGGTATTCAAGGCTCTCCTGGACCTCCTGGACCTCCTGGCAAAGACGGAATTGACGGTGCAAAAGGTGAACAAGGAATCCCTGGACCACCTGGACCAAAAGGTGAACCATTTAAATATTCCGATTTTACTGCGGAACAATTAGCATTACTTAAAGGCCCTAAAGGAGATAAAGGTGAACCAGGCCCTCCTGGTACTGGTGCTGATGTAGACCTTAGTGGATATACAACAAAGACAGATGCTGACAATCTTTATTTAAAGAAAGTAGATTTAAGAAGCTATCTAACAATGTTAGGAGACCCCAAGTATGCGTTAAAAACAGAGTTAACTAGTTATTTACTAAAAAACGATGCTGAAACCAACTATAGCAAAAAGACTGAATTAGATAACTATGTTAAAAAATCTGAAATTAATCAGTATACTTCAGCATCTAATGTACAACTTACTCCAGAACAGCTTGAAAAATTAAGAGGTCCACAAGGCCCTAAAGGTGAGCCATTTAGATATAGCGACTTTACACAGGAACAACTTCAAGCGTTAAAAGGCCCTAAAGGAGACCCTGGAAGCGGTGGTGGACAAGTAACTTCGCAACCAATCGAATTATATGAAGTTGTATGGGGTATTGCTAAGGCTGGAGCATATGGTGCGGACAGAGGATATTTAGCGTTTGACCCCTTAACTGGTTGGGGGTACTTGCATTTTGATTTTATATTGACTAACCCTTCTGGCAATGGGGGTATGGTCGCACAGCTCCCACCAAATGCAC